TTATCTCTTTTGTGACTCAGCCCATTTTTCGTACTCAACTTCTGCCCATCCCAAAAATGTTCCGCTTTTTGTTTTGGAAGGTTTCGGGAATTCGTTTCGTTTTGCCCACATGCGCCATAGCGTAGGGTGGCTTTTTCCGGTTAGTTCGCACATCTCTTTTAAACCAATAAATCTTGTAGCCATAGTCTTCTCTCCACACATCGCCGTATACGATTAGAGGTTTTTAAATAAATGCTGGTGGATTGCGACCACGTAATTCACCTGATGCAATGCATCATCCAGTGCATTGTGTGCTTCACCAACAAACGGGAAATCATTTTTCGGGTCTATGCCGGCATTGCGGCCAAGCTCGACGATGGTGCGCACATCTCGGTCATTCCAGTGCTTCCAGAATGGAGTTATTGCGCAATTTTCGTATGCAGTACGCAGGATCACATTATCGAAATTACTTCCGTTACCCCATACCTGTACGTGTTCTTCACAGAACTCAGAGACAAACGAATCAAGTCGGGCCAAGGCAACAGGCAGATCAATCATTTTTTTGCTGTTAGTAATTTCACCCCTGGCATTCTCACTTTTACCCAGCCACCACAGCACAGTGTCTGCGTCGATACTACCGCCATATTTTTCGCTGCTGCGCAGATCGACCACATCATAAAAAAGTGCATCATCGGTTACACCGGAAACCATGTCGAACGGCACAGCAGCAATAGCCACGATAGCGGAATCCGGCTTATTACCCATAGTTTCAAGGTCAATCATCAGGTGTTTGAATTTATCGATTTTCTTCCCCTTTGTAGAATACCATCCAGTGTGTTTATCGTTCTTCCCGACACGCTGCACAATGGTAGGTTTATATTCAGTCAGCTCAAGAATCTGACTCGCCCAGATCTGCGTTTCATTCCTCTGTTATCAGCATGTAAGCTCTTATGAATTTTCAGTTACGCTGAAAACTAGTCATATTGTGATGTGTTCCGCATTTTTTCATACAGGCATTATCACTTTCAGTAATTATCACTATATTTAAATTGTGGCTGGGTGGTGTATACGGTGGCCTTAACGAGTTGTCGGAATCACTCACTGTCACCGGAAATATTTGCCCGCTCACGATAACTGTTATTCATCAATTAATTACCAATTCGTTATTTCATCATTGATTAATGTTGTTGGCATTAAATGTTGTATGCAGTAACCCGGTTGCCGGTATTGCCATGTCACGTACCGGCAACCACCCATTCATTCTGTCTTTCCTCTGTACTCCTTGAGCATCTCTGCATTACGCCTCATCCTGAAACGGTGAGGTTATCAACATTTCAAACCGGGCCATAAACTGGTGATATGCCTGCGGTGGTGTCAGTGGCTGGATAATGATGTCATCATGTGGCGGAGCTGAATCCAGCATCGGCCAGTGGCTGTCGGGGTCTATTTCAAAGTCCCGCTTTTCGGTCGTCAGCATGACCAGATCGGCATAATGAACATCAACCGTCATTACCGGCGGCAGGCCGAACTTCTCACGGATAATCGCCTCAATGCGTTTTTCCACGGTCTTGTAATCCGGCAGCATGGCTTTCAGCGGCGAGGGGATATCTTTGATATACGCCTCAGCGGCATCGTGCAGCAGTGCTTCCAGTGCGTATTCCAGCGGCACAATCTGGCTGACGTATACAGAGTGCTGAGCCACGGAATAGAAACTCTCCAGTTGCCCGGCAAACCGGCATTCATTCGACAGGCCGCGAGCGATATCTTCGATACAAATCTGATCCGGAGTGATATTGGTGAAATCAATATGTTTTCCGGTACTGGTTGCTATATATGACATTTATCTCTCCACACAATTTAGATAATAAAAAACCGTTACTTTTTATAAATAATTAATTTACTGGTGTTGAAATATAAAAATGCCGCCGGTTAAAGCGGCATAAAATAATTAAGCTTTGAATTTACCGATATAGGTCTGGATTTCAGTTTCTTCGAATTTATCAGCCAGCAGATCACGGAATTCCTGGGCGATTTGCTCTACCAGTTTTTCCAGCTGAACAATACGCAGTACCAGCACAGGTACATCACCACCGGTCAGAACGCTGTAACGCAGTTTGATAGCACGTTCAGACAGTTCATCGTATGGTGTGCAGGTAAACTGGAATACTGCAGGCATGACGTCACGGCTTTTCGCTTCCACGCTTTCCATCACAGAGCGCTTAGCGCCGAAATCACTGTCTTCATGATCTGCGGAGCGGCTTGCTTCGATGGTGATTTTGCGTACAGCTGTGATTGCCTGCCGGATATCTAGAGAATTACCATCGGCATCGAAAGCCATGAGGTTTTCACGCCAATCTTCCAGCCACTCTGCCAGTTCCTTCTGGCCCTGACGGCGGCCGTTAACATTCAGCAGTGATGCAAAAGGTGCTGTCTTTTTCAGTGATACGGTGGCTGTATTGTCAGCATGCCCCGGCTCGCCGATGGTACCGATATTAAAAATAGTTTTAGCAGCCATTTCATCAGCATCAATAAAACAGCTGACACCTTCCTCAATACCGTGTTGCAGGGAATATTTCACAAAATCCGTGATACTGGTTGTATCCATTGCGCCACGGAAGCGATAGCGACCTTCCTGTAAGTGCTCCAGGCTTTTAACATTGAAATCACCCGGTAAAACCACCGCAGGGCAGAGGGATTTTTCTACAGCATCCAGACTTAATGCAGCAACAGCCATATTCTGAATCTGAGAAATAGCGGCTCCGTCTAAATTAGACATACAAAGGCTCCTGTTTAATTAAAAACATAAAAAGTAAATGGAATGATTTATTTAAAAAGTGGAAATTAATTAATGGCTTTTAATTTCCCGTCGATACTGCCGTCAATACCAAATAACTGCCCCTGGTCTTCCGGCAGAATAGTGAGTTTTCCGCCTTTACCGACCCACATCGGTGTTTCGGTTGTATCCTCTTCCGATTTTTTACCGCGCTTAGTCGGTGTAACCATTTTCAGTTTGTGAGATATTTTCACGCGGTCTTCATCTGACTGAGTGAATTTAAAAACCACATGTACTTCACCGGTACCGCCGTTCTTATTGGTACCGAATGCGACTTCATTCAGTGCAGCAGAAAGTTTATTTTCAAACACACCGGCGTCTAACTCGGAGAGAAAGTCCGGTACACTGGTCATACGGTTATTCTCGCTCATCGCGTTTTTCCTTTCGTTGTCTCTTCACACAAAGATAAGTCCACCAGCAGTCAGGCAAGGCATCTATCCTGCAGGACGATTTACGCCGGTGGACTTATGTTTGTAAAAAATGGCGGCCGGCTGGTGGAATGTACCGTGGTATGCACGGCCGCTAATGGTATTGCATGGTTATTGTTATGGGGTCGTTTACTCTTCACACAGTTATTTAGATACGCAGCCGTTACTGCGGTTGTACTGTTAAAGCACAGCGGTCTTCCCACTTGATGATATCTTCATCGAGTCGACTGATGGTGCGTTCGTGGTCGCGGATCTCTCTGTCACGTTCTGCACGCAGTGATTACAGTTTCTGAATCGCCTGAGCTTTTTCAGTGATCCACGCAGCAACATCGTCTACTGACATGTTGTTAGTGGTGATAATTGGTTCTGTTTGCATTGTCGGGGGCTCCTAAGTTTCATTAGGTTTAAATCTAAGATAACTTAGTTTTCGTGTCAACACAAATCTAAGAATTATTAGATTTGCATGCTGAAAGGATTAGAGTTCGTACTGTACGCCTTTGACAACGCCAACAATTTCGCAGTTGCCGTTAATTGCAATATTCGGATAACGAGGATTCAGTGGGGACAAAAATCTATTGGGGCCATCTATAACCAATTTTTTAATGGTAACGTCATTAGTCCCGTTTAGTCTGGCAACAACTATTTTGCCGTGGGTGGCTTCTGCAGACGGATCGACAATAACCATAACTCCTTCCGGAATGGAGGGCGTTCCAGTTGGGTTTGTCATGGAATCACCCTGAACTATAAGCGCAAAACTATTCGGAGACACTTTAATGGAAGTCTCTAAATATTCGGTAGCTTCATCATATATTTCAGAAGGGATACTTTCTGTGAATTTACCTGCCTGTACATAGGAAATTACCGGCAATCGCTGCATTGTAGTAACAACGCTATCAGCTTGTTTTGAGGAAATACCATGTAAAATATAGGCCTCAGAGGTGTTAAAAAACTGAGCTAATTTAATCAGGGCGTCACCATTTGGTAGGTTTAGATCTTTCTCCCAATACCCAACAGCAACACCAGACACACCGCAATACTTTCCCAAGTCATTTTGAGTCGTCTTTGTCAGGCTTCGAAGCCGCTTAATCCTGCTTCCTACAGTATCCATGTGAATCCCAGAGTTAGTTAAAAGCTAAGTTATCTTAGTTTTTGTTGATAAAAGATAACTTATATTTTAATATCTAATTTATCTTAGATTTGAGGGCGTGCTTATGACCACCAGCGAAGTTGAAAGCTATTTCGGAGATGCAAACAAAGTAGCTGATTTTTTTGGGATAACCCCTGAAGCATTTTACCAATGGAAGAAACGACCGGGAGGTTTGATCCCTAAAAGCAGAGCATTTGAAGCAGCCTGCCGTACTGACGGAAAGCTGAAGTTCGATCCAATCCTTTACAAGCAGGGTACCAAAACTATCTGACTTTGGTAACTACAACCCAACCTGAAAGCGAGTAGGCAATGAAAAACGAATCACTGAAAGAAGTAGTAAAAAAGATGTGCTGTGCCATGCCGGGTGGACGGGAAGCGCTGGCCGGTGCGCTGGGGATGTCACTGACGACATTCAACAACAACCTGTACGAGAAGAACGGCTGCCGGTTTTTCGACAATGACGAGCTGGAAGCAATGGAAGATCTGACCAAAACCCGTCACCTGGTCGAATATCACATGGATCGGCACGGTATTACGCCGATGCAGGACATAGACCCTGACAACATTGATCAGGTTGAGCTGTTTGATATCCGCATGACCCTTGCGGCGGCACAGGCAGAGCTGGAATTACATATTAAGAAAAGCCTGGAAGACGGGAAGTTAACCCGTGATGAGGTCAGGGGGATTTATAAAAAATCAGGGAAAGTATTTTCTTACTTTTTGGGATTTGTCGGGAGTCTTGACGCTGTATTCGGGGTTCCGGATGAAAAGTGAGACCACCGGTATACGGCCGGTGGCCTCGGTCGCGCCATATCAATTGTGTGAAGAGATAAACGCATGAGCAGATTAACTCATTTGGCAGGCTTTGCGCAACTCCGCGTTGCTCCTGTTAAGGGTGGTAAAGACCCTGCCGCATTTGTTTATACGGTAAGAGTACCGGAAGGTTTCTCAGAAACAAACTACCAGTTTGTGAAGTGGGCGGTAGGTGATTTTAACCGTCTGGGTAAGACAGCAGGAGCCTCGGCATGAAAGGAACAGCTGACAATCTGGATCGGTATTACACCGACAGCCGTGGGCGGAAAGTCCACGTTGTCCGGTTTGACCGGCAGAACAGCCGGGTGATTTTCATGCGTGACGGCTATGAACATCCGTGCTTTGAACCACTGAAAACCTTTCAGGAGCGGTATACACGCGTGGATGAGGTGAAACCATGAGCATGATTTTAACCGCGCGCGCCTTGCAGATAAAAACCGGCAACGCACTGCGCAAACTTGTTCTGGTAAAGCTGGCTGATAACGCCAACGACCAGGGCGAGTCGTGGCCGTCTGTGCCGTACATCGCTGAGCAGTGCGAGATGTCAGAGCGCTCAGTGCAGAACCACATTAATGCCCTGGTGGAAATGGGGCTGGTTCGTATCGAATCCCGTAAATCGGCCAACGGTCTGAACCAGTCAAATATCTATCATCTGCGCCTGAATGCGGCCGTTGTGAGTGGTGAATCTCCTGCACCATATGGTGCAAATCCTGCGGGGGTGAGTGGTGCAAATGGTTCCGGGACTGGTGCAGCAGATTCACCAGGTGGTGCAACTGGTTCCGATAGTGGTGCAGGAGCTGCACCAAGAATCAGTAATGATCCAATCATAGATCCAGATAATAAAAATATTAATCCTGTTCGCGGAAAAGCCAAAAGCAAAATCGTGATGCCGGAAAACTTCGCGCCGTCACCGGAACACACTGACCGGGCAAAAGCTGCCGGACTGGACGTTCAGGATGAATTTGGGAAATTCAGGGACTACCATGCCAGCAAGGGCACCCAATACGCCGACTGGAACGCGGGGTTTAATTACTGGCTGAGACAGGCCGAAGGATTTAAACGCGCTGCGGACTCAAAGAACATCGACACCACCGAGTGCGATGAAGTCTTCAGAAAAATGTTCTCATCCTCCGACTGGAAGCCAGAAAACCGTGTTCAGGAGCTGGTCGCAAAACACAAATCCCACATTGGGCGGATGAATGAAACTGCCGGACGCGCAGCATTTCGCGGGCACTGGAAACAGGCCACAGAACAGGCCGCAAAAGAACGGGAGGCAGCGTGATGCTTACTTACGGATCTGTATGTTCAGGCATCGAGGCCGCTTCGGTCGCCTGGGAGCCTATCGGAATGAAACCCCTCTGGTTCAGCGAAATTGAACCGTTCCCGTCTGCTGTACTGGCTGCATACTGGCCGCAGGTGGATAACCTGGGTGATATGACCAAACTTGTTGCTGCGGTTCGCGCCGGTGATGTGCCCGCTCCGGATCTGCTGGTGGGTGGTACTCCGTGCCAGGCATTCAGTATTTCCGGTATGCGTGGCGGAATGAGTGACGAACGTGGGAAATTAACACTTTCATATGTTGAGTTGGCTGATGCTATTGATGATAAAAGAGAAGAAAGCAATGAACGGCCGGCGATCATCGTATGGGAAAACGTGAAAGGGGTTCTCAGTAGTGAAGATAACGCATTCGGATGCTTTATTGCCGGTCTGGCTGGAGAAGATGAACCGCTTGAACCTGGTGCGCGACCTGAGCATGGAAAATCAAACCAATTCTGGACGTGGAATAAAAAAGCCAGTCAGCACGTTGCGAGCTGGCCGGTCGCTGGTTGTGTTATTGGACCAAAAAGAACTGTCGCGTGGCGGGTGCTCAATGCTAAATATCTCGGAGTCGCCCAGGGTCGCCCACGGGTATTCGTTATCGCGAGTGCTGGAGAAGAATTCAGTCCAACTGAAGTATTACTTGAGTACCAGAGCATGCAGGGGAATTGTTCTCAGAGCTACGAGACGGGAGAAAGTTATACCGACAAAATTGGAATTTGCCCTGAAAAAACAAGCGTCACAATCTACAGAATAAGGTCATTTGGTGAATACGTTGAATCCGATCACGCATCGACATTGAAAGCTCGTGATCACAAAGACAGTACCGATCTCATTGTTACAGAAGATGGCGTCCGCCGCCTGACCCCCGTCGAGTGTGAGCGATTACAGGGATTTCCTGATTTTCACACCAAAATCAGCTGGCGCGGTAAAGATGCTGCTGACTGCCCGGATGGTCCGCGTTACCGCGCTATCGGTAACAGTATGGCGGTGCTGGTTATGCGCTGGATTGGTGAGCGTATCCTTGCCGCGTTGCCGGAAACCCAGGATCTGCGCTCAGATTACGTGATTGAACTGGAAGAACTGCGTAATAAACCTGCTCATATGTTGAAAGAGGTCGGTGACCAGTGGCGGTCGCCAGATCCGCTGTATTGGGGTATCAACGCCAAGTTCGGCCCGTTTACCCTCGACCTGTTTACGGATGGCCAGAACAGTAAATGCCCGGACTATTACACCGCCGAAGATAACGCACTGACTCAGGACTGGTCAGCAAAACTGAAAGAGTTGGGCGGGGCAGCATACGGCAATCCGCCATATTCCAGGGCAACCTATCATGGCAAACAGGCAGTTACAGGGATGGTTCATATCATGGAATACGCAAAGTCTATGCGTGAGAAAGGTGGCCGGTATGTTTTCCTGCTGAAAGCGGCGACGAGTGAAACATGGTGGCCCGAGTATGCAGACCACGTTGCATTCATCCGTGGCCGTATCGGGTTCGATTTACCGGAATGGTTTGTGCCGGCGAACGAAAAACAGAAACCGTCAGGTGCCTTCTTTGCCGGTGCAGTCGTCATTCTGGATAAGGACTGGCAGGGAGACAAAATCAGTTACATCAGCCGCGACGAACTGATCGCTATCGGCGAACTGTTTATGCGGCAGGCGCGCTGGCTGGTGGAGAAAACAGGGGAGGCTGCGTGATGAATTACCTGTTAACAGGCTTTGTTCAGAAAGATGCCCGGATCCTGATGTTTAATCCGGGCACGGAGATCAGCCATTTCCTGAACGGTGTTCGCTACCTGGTGAGCGTGGCGCCGCACTCAATGAATGGCATTCCGTCCGGCCTGGTACCGGCAGATGCCCAGCCGCTGCTGACAGATGAGCGGGTGCTGCGTTTCATGGATAATCCTGCTGTGATAAAAGCCGCCGGTGGTCTGTCCGGTTCCCGTCATTACGTTAAATCAGTGGACCACTGCCAGATTGATGATCCGGAAAACCATTATCACCATCACGAACTGACCATGACCCGGCGCAAAGACGGTTTTATCCGGACGTGCTGGCATCATGACAACATCCTCCGGGAAGGTAATATCCACCAGCAGCAGGCGGACGAAATTTTGTTACGTAACCAACGGGCGTTTGTGGCGCAGAGCATATTTATCGATCTGCGGCTGCCGGCCGGCCATCTTCTGAATCCTTCCGATTTGTTCACCTGGTCGGTGATACGACGTATCAGTGATCATCTTCCACCCTTTATCAGCTCATACATCCTGATGCAGCCACCGGAAGAAGAGATAACCGGTACTATGACGGAGCATTCCATTGTTCACCGGACGCGCTCACACAACCGGATTGTTCATGACATCGTCGAGCAGATAAAACCGGTCGTTGTTCCTGAGATAGAGCCGGAGCCGCCAGCAAGTTTTATGCGGATCCCGAAGTTAAAGCGCTGGGAGTGTCAGAAATACCTGCAGTGGGTCAAAAGCCAGCCGTGTTGTGTGTGCGGCCAGCAGGCGGACGACCCACATCACATCATCGGTCACGGCACCGGCGGTACCGGTACAAAGGCACACGACATTTTCACCATCCCGCTGTGCCGTATTCACCATGACGAGTTACACCGGGATGTGAACGCCTGGGAGCGGAAACACGGCAGCCAGCTGGAGTTGTTATTTAAGTTTATGAACCGGTCATACGGGATCGGCGTTTTTGGTTAATGCGCTGTACGGAGCGCGGAGATATAAACGATGATTGAGCACGATTTGCAGTACCTGCGGGATATGGCGACTATCGCAATGACTGACCACAGCAGCAGAACCAAAGGCCAGCTTGAAGCATTTGAGGGATTTGTATTGGGAAACACAACGCGTTACCCACGAAGAAAGCCCCGTGATATTACCGTGAACGGCAGAAAGGTAAGCCGGGAAACCGAGGCAGTATCCTGCTGGTCAACACACTATTCCGTGTTACCGATGCCACCTATTGACCGGGTAGACTATCAGAACTGCTCCTGGCGGCGGGCAATTATGGAACTGGATGAGGCAGAGCAGTCCTGGCTGCTGTATTGCTATGGTAAAGAATTAAAGTTTTCACACCAGACGGCTATCACCGCCTATGTATGGAGCGAAATGCAGGAACGGATTAAAGGCCGCCGGGTGTCGAAGAAAGTAAAAGAACGACTCAGGGCGCTGGTATGGCTGGCGGTGCAGGATTACACCCTGAACAAAGACGGGTATTACTATCAGTCTGAACTGGCCGAGCTGGTGGAGGTAGCTCCTGATAACTGGTGCAGGAACTATAAGGTTCATTGGCAGGAATTGCTGCTGATTTGTAAGACTCTGGACTGTGGGGCATTGCGCAAAATGAGAAACAACCGGCTGGAAATACGGCGCAAAAATGTAGTTGGAACTTGCAAAAGTCAATAATTTGAGCCATATTTGATGGTAATTTGATATGTTGTCGTAGTTGTATATAAAGCTCGCACGTGCGGGGTTTTTTATTACCAGAAATAAACATAAGGCTTGCTGTTACGTTTGGTCAGAGTTACATGTATATTTATGTTCAATAACTGACCAAAGGTATAAAATATCATGTTAAAACAGAGTGATATGACAACAACGGAGGCTTGTTTTTTTGCAGTATTACCTGACGGGGTTTTCTCTGTCAGCGATGCGGCTGCCTTATCAGGGCTTTCCATGCCGCGTTGCCAACTTCTTCTTACTCAGTTCAGCCTTGCCGGTCTTTTGAAAGACTGCGGCAACGGTGAACGATTCAAACGACTTTAAACTGTGAAATGGGCGGCTGGTGGGGGTTGGTAGCACCTTCCCAGCCGTTTACCCGTTATAGCGATCACAGATAAACCAAAGGGTCACTGCTTGTGAATAGTCGTATTGGTGATTGACCCAAATTCAAAAATTTAGCAATGTCATGGAATTCCTAACACAATTTATTGTCATAAAAATAAACGGGTTTAATTGTCATGATAAGCAGAAGGACTACATGGATATAAATCATATTAAGTTGAGATTATGTATAACCATTCTGTTTGTTATTTTTGTTGGTTTATCTGGCAGCGTTTTTGCAAAAAATATTTATACCTTAGAGTCAATCAATGAAAATGGAGTAATCAAAGTATCATTGAGCCTCCCAAGTTCACACGGACCGATTTTTTTGAAAGCCAGAGGAGTCGATTGGGGGTTACAACCCCAGATAGACAATATGTATTGCGATAACGTACTTACACTACAGCAAGAAAAAGGCGTTTGGCGCATGCCTGCGAAATGTAAAATAGCATCATGGGAAGTGTACCCTAATACAGTAAAATTTGGGAATGCAGATGCATCTAGGCAAGAATCGATATTCATTCCTGGCACCACGGATAAAAACATCTTATTCTCTGAGTCAACATCATTAGCACGTATTATTGATGAAGATGATGCCATTTTAACGACTGGAAATGATATTAAATTACTGGGTGCCACTAAAGCGACACAAGAAAACTCGCAAGCAAGTCCATCATGGATGATACCTGCATATAAAAAAGCACCGGAATTTTATCTTATCGGAGATCTACAATTTTTTACGAGTGAGCTTACTGATCTTAATGTGACTTATTTTAGTGATAATCCTTTTCTTACAGATGAGTTGCATTTAAACGAGTTTCATAAAAAAGCTATTGGTTTTTTGTTAGACTCTATACCAGAATTTAAAGAAAAACTAGCTTCTGAGAAAATTAATCTTCTTGTCGTTTGGCTGGGAAGCAATGCTCAAAATAATTTTATTGGTGGTGCAGCGGGATACCGTAGTTTTGTTTCAAATTATCTATACAGTGACAATGTTGATATCCAAAAGAATAATTTAAAAACACTTACAGTAATCACACACGAACAGTTTCATCAACTGATTGAATTGATACGTGGAAACAATGAGGGCCAACCAGTCTGGATTGAAGAAGGGTTGGCTCAGTATTATGGATTAAAAGCACTAAACAATATTCATGATCCTAATAATCAGGATGTAAGTGAAATTACTTCATCATTTATCAATAAAAACAAACCAATAGATTTCTCATTTACAGAATTAAATAAGCAATTTAAGGAAGGTAATAATGGGGTTTACCCATTATTTTACACACAAGGTGCTACTTTTTGGTCCATGTTGGATGCAGCATTGCTGGAAGGTTCGCAGGGAAGGTATGGGCTTGATGAATCTATTTGCCTGCTTATAAGATCAAAGCCAGATGAAAAGGGCGGTTTACCTGTTGAATATGAAAGGAAGATAGTAGAAATAGGTGGTGGCAAGGTTAAAAAACTTATTGATATGTATGTTGAAGGTAAAAAATAAAAGTACAAAATTATAAATAATAAACTCATTGGAATAAGAAGAACCTTCCCTACCCTCACGCCATTAAAGAAAGGGAAAGGGGTTTCACAGCACTATCTACGTCTAGTCGGATTTTGAGGATGATATGACCAGTAAAGAGGTTAATGACCGGATATCTGATGCTGACAAAAATGAATCACAAGAAATGTTAAAGCCAGTCAGGATGCTGTGGTTGATAGTCAGCATTGTAATGTTTAACTTGGTGCCAATGCTTATCCATGGTGGAGTATTGCCACTAATTAATCTTTTGATTTTTAATGCATTTGCTATTCCTGCTGCCGTACTGATATATCGTAAGAAGACCAGAGGAAAAAATACTTATTAGTATATGGATATTGTATGTTCAGTGGCGCAGTAATGGCTACGGTTTACACATTTTATAATTATGATCAGATGATTATTATTTGATTGCTATCTGATTTTTGTCATTTCTTTTTGATAGTCATCATAGCAACACTTTAATTTCCTTCCGTTTTTGCTTCTGATGGCATATACAGGAAAGCCGAATCGATCATTATATATGACAGAAATTTTCCAGCCTTTGCGTGCAAGAATAATTTCTGCTGCGGCACATTGATGCATGAAGAGAATGTTTCTGATTGACACCCACGCAGAGTGTCCCCCCTCTCCTGTGTGAGTAAGATATGCCTGGCGCAGTAACATTTGAGAGTATTCATTAGCCGCTGCATGTGGCACTCTAAAAAAAAGCCGACACAGGGATAGTTATGTGTCGGCGGCAAATACTGGTCTGTATGAGCAAGTGTTTTTTAATATACCCACCCTGTCAATTCGGGTACTCTTCAAATGATAATTGTTCTCATTTAAATGTCAACCACAAATTTCATAAGGTTACTATGTGCGGTTTTTTCCTTATGTATCCTGAAGTCCACGCTCGTAAGGGTCACTTTTCCTTAATAGAAATTAGTGTAATTTGATCTTGTGAGTTTATCGCAACTTCATTAGGGCAGCTTTGTGATTTCAGGGTAGCTTCAACAGAAGCCATTATCTTTATTTTTTCAAATAATTCCCTGAATAAACGAGAACGCATATTAATTTTTTGTTTCACCATATTATATCCCTACAGTTTAAGTGGACACAGCAGGCAGTGTATAATAGCAAATCAAAAAAGTAAATGATAATCATTATCATTTAAGTGACTACAAATTAATCTGGTTTTTTTCACATCGGCAAATGGTAAGGTCACTTCAAGTGGTAGGCCTGCCGTTTTTGAAATCCATACGCAAAGCCGGGAGTTACCTTAACCATTGTGGAGAATGCCGGGGCTGATTGGCTAACTCGCATGGGTATGAGCGCAAGGAACGACCCTGCCGGCTTATCGGGATAGAAGCACACACGCCATGGAGAACCTGAACGCATACACTCTCAGCGTATGCCTCCACAATTATTTCAACTCTCCGGAAATTCCGGATAGTTCACATGTTCGGTTATTCCGGACAACTGAATACCCGCTGTGAGGCTCTGGTAGCGCAGGGCAGTTCGGCTGAACTAAATCAACCACCAATCTTATTTAATGCAAAAAAAAACCGGCTCATTTCTTAAGCCGGTTAACTTATTTGATGAAAAGTCGTTGTTATAGTGATTATGATATATGCGAGGTAACACTCGGTCAGCATGGGTGTCAACTGAATGATAACTATTTCCGTATCCGGATATCAACCTTAATTTTTTGATGGCTTTTATTCACCCGGTGGTGAAAGAACACGGTTTATGTGTGCCGGAATACTGACGGGTTCAGAGGGATTGTCAATACTGTTCAGAAACTCGCGATATAATACCTGTCGCAGGAGTAACGCCGCCAGTACTACCAGTATTAACAATATCAGCCGGAATGTCTGCATCGGTTATCATCCAAAAAAAAGCCGACACTCTTGGAGTTATGTCGGCAGTAAATACTGAGAGCAATGTAAGTAATGATCTTGGGTATAATACCCGACTACTTGGCATGGGTATCGATTGAATGATAATCGTTATCATTAATAAGTCAATAATAAATTATGTCTCTCGGATGACGACGGGCACTGAAGACCTGTTTAAGGTGTGTCCAATCAGGTCACGGAAAGGATGCTGTGTTGCAGGCAAAAAAAACCGGCCAATCTCTCAAGCCGGTTAATTCGACGTAACGCTTATATTTATAGTTATAGTAAGCCTGCTGTTTTGGAGCGATGCCTGCTCAGGTTAGGCATCAATTGAATGATAATCATTTGCAGTTATAAGTCAATCTGTAATTTTGTGATGTTTTTTCGCACGGTGTCTGGTCAATCCGGCTCACAGACATAAAAAAAACCGGTCATAAAGACCGGCGAAGAGTGTCAGCGTTATATATCAAACATTGCACGACAAGACGAAACCATATCGGTTACGTCAGTAAATAGTATAGCGGGTTAATTGTTACACAGATTAAAAATAAGACTCTTCCCAGGGCCACGCATTGCGTGACTTTTTCGTATCTGTAAAAAAGGTATTGAGATGAAAAAATTAACAGTATCCATCGGTAATCTGGGTAGTGCGGCTACCGGTGATTATGTGAGCTTTAATATCTGGCAGGGCGGACAACTGCTGGTCGGTGATAAGACTGACAACAAAGTCAACGCACTTATAAGCCTCGCACTCGCGGGGTTTTTTATTGCCTGTAAATACATGTAAGTCAGACTGTTCTGTATCCATGTTGTGGCAGAATGATCACCTTGGTAACCAGAGGTAACTATTATGTCTGATATGAAAACAGAAGTGGTTGTGATTCGCCTGACCAAAAAGGAACGGGCGATGCTGGATTCTGTAAAAACAAGAGCATTACTTGCTGACTGGATGAAAGAACTGGCGTTTACTGAGTTGAATAAGCGGGAAAACAATGGTGTTTTGATAAATAGTAAGCAGTATTCTGAATAAAAAACCGACACTCTTGGAATTATGTCGGCAGTAAGTGCTGGGAGTAAATGTAAGCAACATCTAATTGATAGTGATAATTATTCTTAACAAATCAACCGATCATTTGTAAAATTTTGTTGTTTCTTTAAGGTACTTACGACGGTGTGGGTGCTCAATCCATTTAATCTCAGTAGCCGTGTGATTTTGATAAAGAATTTTTGCTATTTTATTGGCGCAGTAAGCCAGCGAGTCAAAAGCATCTTCACCACTTGAGTGCATGTATATGAAAATAGCGTTTTCATTTTTAGCATAATAAAGCCATACACCTCCGTAGTACCAACATGTGATATTTTGTTTATCGACAGAGGTGGTTCCTTTTTCCAGGTGATTTAGCCACTGAATAAGTTTTTTTTCTGCTATTGTTATATCTGAGGTGACTATAGCTTCCAAAAGTACATCGTCACTAAGTTTCCATTGTTTGTAACCCCAATTATAGTTTATTTTGTAATATTCAAACATGTTTTCTCTCCGAAGTATTTAACCCACATGATTTACGGTGTAAAGGTTATGGTGAAAATCATAATGTTTTAATATTGTTACTGCTTTGTAGTAAAAAACCTCATGACTACTATTGTTTTTAGTATAGTCTGCTCTGTTTTTTGATGGGATTGGTGAACAGGAAAACTATAGTGTTTATTTCGAAAAATAAATTCTTTTTCCGTGAAACTTAACTTATTGATATAAAAATCCGGCCATACAGGCCGGCAAAAAAGTATCAGTATTATATATATCAAATATTGCACGACGAGACGAAGTTATGTCGATTACGTCAATAAATAGTATAGCTGGTTAATTATTCTGCAGGTTGAAAATAAGAGTTTTCCCAAAGGCCGGCATGTGCGGCCTTTTTTCATATACGCCGCCACAGTATCAATCACCTCATTATCATTTAACACAAGAGCTGTGTGCGGCTTTTTACCATTAGCAACAATAAGAGCATTGGAATACGACAGGCTCATTACCTAATCCGTATTCGGCCACAGTGCTCTTCTTATTGCTTTCCCGCCGCTGGTGGGATTATCCGAATAATGCCGCAGCCACTTCATTTTAACCTGTTTAAAACATATAACCCGGTTGCGGCATTACCCTATCACTCAACATACGGAACACTCCGCAGGGGGTGGATATGCGCATGTCTGACAAATATTCCAGCCCTACAGCATACGCCTGGGGGCTTATAACCTCTGCCTTTGGCGTTTTATCTCTGGACCAGTGGGCTATTGTTGCCGGGATCATCTGTACTGTCGGGACGTTCCTGGTGAACTGGTATTACAAACGGAAGGAATTCCAGCTGAAAGCCGGAGAGCATCATGAATAACCGATTATATAAAAAAGTAATGGCCGCTTGTACTGCTGGCGCGATTGCCGGTGCGCTGGTGCTGATCCCTGCATATGAGGGCGTGAGATACGAACCATATCAGGATGTCGCCGGAGTCTGGACAATTTGCTACGGGCACACCGGCAGTGATATTCAGCCCGGCAAGCTGTACACGGACGCTGAATGCAAGGCCCTGCTGCACGACGACCTGACGAAAGTCCGGCGCGCGGTTGATCCGATGATCAAAGTGCCGATTGACGACAATGCACGGGCGGCCATCTATTCATTTGTCTACAACGTTGGCCCCGGTGCATTTTCGCGTTCAACGATGCTGCGTAAACTTAATGCCGGTGATATTGCCGGTGCGTGTGACGAAATGAAACGCTGGACATATGCCGGTGGTAAGCAATGGCAGGGTCTGATTAACCGGCGCGAAACGGAGAAAGCGATATGCAACGGAACCCTTTAACGCTAATCATCATTGCTATCATCCTGCTGACTACCGTTCTGCTGTCGGGTTGTTATCTGTATTCACTCCCGAATCATTGCAAGCCACTGCCGGGCAACCCGCTGGACGGTGTGATCCATTATGAGTGTGAAGCGCCATGAAAAGGGTAATCACTGTATTGCTCAACGGCTGGCTGTGGGCGGTAGTATTCTTCGGGTTATGGATGTTCAGCCTGTTAGCGGCCGAAAAATCAGAAGGGCAGCGAAAAGACGATGTGATCATCAACCAGCAAAAGATGATTGATAACGCCTATACCAGTATCGATATTTTTGACCGCGTGGCAGCCGCAAACGCCAACCGGAATATGCAGGCAGAAGCCCAATCACAGGAGAAGCAGATTGAATACCGCACTATTATCCGGAAAGAGCCGACCTGTAATTTGTATATTCCTCAGTCTGTTTCTGATGGGCTGCTCAGCCACGTCTACGCCATCCGTGCATCAGCAATGCGTTCCGCTTCCGGCATCACTGACACAGCCGGTATTGGCACCGCTGCCACCCGCCGACTGACATACTGCCAGGCGGTTGAGTGGATAGAGTCGCTGCTGATGGCACTGGATAAGGCTAACGGGCAGTTGATGGATATCCGGAAAGCGGATGCGGAGCGAAACGGGAAGTCCGGATAAGCGCGTAATACTTGAGATTGAACAACGGTGCATTGCTAAATAGTCATAGCGTTTATAACAAATTAGCCCGACGAAAATGCCGGGCGGGTAAAATTACCTATCAATAGGTAATTTGTATATTAACTCCCACGATAGGTAGAGTATCCATATTGGCTTAATAATAGTGGTATATGATAATGCTGGTTTGTATCCTCTATGTTGAACTCGACAGGGATTTCAGGAAAGAAGCTTTTTAAATTGTTACTTTTAAAATACTCACCGGTTTTAAATGTAACTCGATATATTCCTTTTTCTTCATTGATATTGTCGGGCCAGAGTTTTTTTATTCTACCATCATTGTTTGTCTTTGCAGTGTTTAAAACATGCCAGCGTTCGCCTTGTTTTTTCTCAAGTACTACGTTGACATTGCTTGCTGGAGTCCCTGATTGTTGATTCAGTATATGCACACTCAAAAGGTCAGAAGCAAAACCTGTAACTGGTAAAATTAATGAAGAGTATAAAAAGGCTGATAATATATTTTTTTTCATTAAACACTCCTATTGTATATGTGATCTTCATAGGAATTATAATATTATTGTTGACTATATATCCTTACAAAAGGATTACGAATTTGTCATATTGAATATCAGCGACTATAACTAATCGGATTGTTTATATGCGTTAAACATGGGTTTATATGTAATCATTGATGAAAAAATCTACTAATAGAACTAAAATAACCCATCATAAAGCCTGCTCACTGAGTGGGCTTACCACTGGAGAAACAATATGGCAGCTCAGGGTTCTGATAATCCATCAAGGTTTTACGATGATGTCATGAAGAAAATACCCCAAAAATAACATAAACCTTATAACTAATTGTTTATATGAATGTTTGTGAAAAGGTACTCCCGGAGGGGTACCCTTACCACGGGGCGGCGGCTTCGCGGGAAACGGCTCGTTTTCGGATTTCCATGCTGTCAGCAGCAGGTCAGTTAATTCATTGATACTATTGATAAAAAATAACACTGAGGTGACAAAACCGGTTTTGGTCTGTCACCTGAGTGCTGTTTATCCTTTTGATTAACAACAATAAATAAGGAATCCACCTGACAGTGTGAGGTGACAATGTCTAATATCAGCAATCTCGGGGACGCGTATCACTGGAGTGTTGCAAAGATTGCTGAAGCGTTCGGACTGAACCGGGGTACGGTTAAAAAGCGGCTGCTCGATGCAAATGTGGCGATAGCGGGAACAGTACGCGGCAATCCGGTGTATGCCCTCCGCGATGTCGGTCCGGTGATATTCGGTGCTGACACAGAGAAAGATCCGTCCGGTATTCAGGATCCGGACAAAATGTTCCCGAAAGACCGTAAAGACTGGTTCCAGTCTGAAAACGAACGCATCAAACTTGAAACCTCTCTGCGCCAGCTGATACCTGCTGAAGAATCTCACCGTGAGATGGCGACCATCATCAAAGCGATAGCCCAGGTGCTGGACACCTGGCCTGACCGACTGGAGCGTGACCACGGCTGGCAGCCTGAGCAAATCACACAGGCACAGGATGTGGTGGATGAACTCCGCGATCTGCTGGCGATGGAGGTGGAAAACGCAGAGGAAGAAAACGGATGAGTACAGGTTATGCGTCGGCGGCTGAAATGCGCCGGGATGTCTCTGTGCTGCTGCGTCCGCCGCGCCGGATGCCGGTGGCGGAGGCCGTTAAAAAATACATGCGGGTGCCGATGGGCGGCGGCAGTGCGGTGCAGTGGGAAGACACCCTGACGCCGTACATTATTGAGCCTATGAACTGCCTGACATCCCGGAAATATGATGCGGTGATCTTTGTCGGTCCGGCGCGTACCGGTAAAACCGTGGGGCTTATCGACGGCTGGATTGTCTACACGATAGTCTGTGATCCGGCTGATTTTCTGCTGATTCAGATGACGGAAGAAAAAGCCCGTGAGCATTCCAAAAAGCGCCTCGACCGGACATTTCGTGCGAGTCCGGAAGTAGCTAAACGGCTGAGCCCGCGCACCAATGACAATAACGTGCATGACAAAACATTCCGCGCCGGTAACTACCTGAAAATCGGCTGGCCGTCCGTCAATATCATGTCCTCATCGGATTACCGGTTTGTGGCACTGACGGATTATGACCGGTTTCCGGAAGATATCGACGGCGAGGGGGATGCTTTCTCCCTTGCGTCAAAACGTACCACAACATTTATGTCCGCCGGGATGACGCTGGTGGAAAGTTCACCCGGCCGGGAAATCACCGATCAGAAATGGACGCCGTCATCACCCCATGAAGCACCGCCGACCACCGGTATTTTATCGCTGTACAATCGCGGCGACAGGCAGCGCTGGTACTGGCCGTGTCCGCACTGCGGGGAATACTTTCAGCCGGTGTTTGATGCGGTGGCCGGTTACCGGGATGACCCGGATCCGGTGACAGCCAGTGAGGCGGCTTATATTGAGTGCCCGCACTGCACCGGACACATTTCCGGCAGCGAAAAGCGGAAGCTGAATAATCGCGGTGTCTGGCTGAAAGACGGCCAGGACATTGACCGGTACGGCAACATTACCGGCGATGCCCGCCGCTCCCGTATCGCGTCATTCTGGATGGAGGGACCGGCTGCCGCCTATCAGACGCTGTCCCAGCTCGTTTATAAATATCTCACCGCCGAACAGGAATATGAGCTCACCCTGAGCGAAGAAACCCTGAAAACGGTGATCAATACGGATTGGGGGCTGCCGTACCGGCCGAAACATACTCAGGATCAGCGCAGGGCAGAAGAACTGCTGGCGCGGGCGGAGGATCTCGGGATCCGCTGTGTGCCGGAAGGTGTCCGCTTTCTGGTGGCAACCGTCGACGTACAGGCCGGGAAAAACCGCCGGTTTGTGGTTCAGGTCACCGGCTACGGTGAAAAAGGTGAACGCTGGATTGTGGACAGGTTTGATATCACCCAATCCCTGCGGACGGACGGCAACGGCGAGTGTGTCCGTATTCATCCCGGTGCCTATCCGGAGGACTGGAAGCTGCTGATAACAGATGTGCTGGATAAAACATATCCGTTGTCCGGACATCCGGCGATCAGAATGCCCGTCATGATGCTGGGGGTGGATACCGGCGGTGAAAGCGGTGTTACTGATAACGCGTATGCTTTCTGGCGGCAGTGCCGCCGTGACGGCATCAGCCGCAAAGTGTTTCTGTTCAAGGGGGGCAGCCGTACCGGTGCAAAACTGATCACCAAATCCTATCCGGATAACACCGGACGCTCTGACCGGCAGGCGAAAGCCGCCGGGGATGTGCCGTTATATCTGCTGCAGACTGACAACCTGAAAGACCGGGTGGCTGCTGCACTGAGCCGTGATATGCCGGGCCCGAACTATGTGCATTTTCCGGACTGGCTGGATGACTCTTTCTATGACGAACTGACCTATGAGGAGCGGCTGACCAGCGGTAAATGGGAAAAGCCCGGGCGGGGCGCAAACGAAGCCTTTGACCTGATGGTGTACGCCCATGCACTGGTGATCATAAAGGGGTACGAGAAAATCAAATGGGATAAACCGCCGCCCTGGGCACGGTTACCCGATATTCCTGTTATTCCGCCTGAAAACACTGACTCCCCCGACAATATCACCCTTATTTCAACAACCGGACCCGCGAAACCGAAGAAACCGAAAAAACGGAAAGCATCGGCGTGGGCCCCTGTTTCATCATCCGGAGGTGGCTGGATATGACCATAGAAGAGATTGACGACATGATCCGGCAGTACGCGGAAGCGGAACGCGCTGTATTGCAGGGCAGAAGCATCACGATGAACGGTCAGAGCATGTCGATGGAAAGCCTGAGCGAAATCCGCAAAGGGCGGGAATACTGGGAGCGCCGCCGCAGCGGTTTGTTATCGTCCCGCTCCGGCAGGCCGGGTTATAAACTGGCGAGGTTTCCGCGATGAAGCTGATCGACAGTGCTATCGGCCTGATTGCGCCGGGCTGGCAGGCGTCCCGGATGCGGTCCCGCCTCCAGATAAAAGCCTACGAGGCCGCAATGCCAACCCGAACTCACCGGGCGCGGCGGGAATCCCGTAACGCGAATCAGCTGGTGAAATCCGGCGGCCGGTCACTGCGCGAGCAGGCACGGTTTCTGGATGACAACCACGACCTTGTGATCGGTCTGCTGGATAAGCTGGAAGAGCGGGTGATTGGTGCGAAAGGCATTATTGTGGAGCCGCAGCCGCTGCTGCGGGGCGGTGAACTGGCTGATGACCTGGCAAAACAGATCCGTGCGGCCTGGTCGGAATGGTCTGTCAGTCCCGATGTGACCGGTCAGTATACCCGTCCGGTACTTGAACGGCTGATGGCGCGTACCTGGCTGCGTGACGGCGAGGTATTCGGTCAGATGGTGTCCGGACGGGCCAAAGGTCTGAGGCGGGAAAACGGGGTGCATTTCTGGATTGAGGCGCTGGAGCCGGACTTTGTGCCGCTGAATCTGGATGTGCCGGGCAGCAATATCTGCCAGGGTGTGAAACTCAATGAGTGGGGGCGGCCTGTCAGTTACAACGTGTATAAAAATATGCCGTCAGCCCTGTACCGGTCGCAGGATCTGAAAACCATCGACGCTGAAAACATGCTGCACCTGAAGTTTACCCGCCGCCTGCATCAGCTGCGCGGGCACAGTCTGTTGTCCGGTATTCTGATCCGCCTGAGTGCCCTGAAAGATTATGAGGACGCGGAACTCACCGCTGCCCGTATCGCTGCATCACTCGGGATGTACATCAAAAAAGGGGATATCTATAACGGCGATGATGCATCAGAGGACAGGGAACTGAACATCGAGCCGGGCATTATCTTCGATGAACTGGCACCCGGTGAGGATATCGGTATGGTCAAATCTGACCGCCCGAACCCAAACCTGCAATCCTTCCGTAATGGTCAGCTGCGTGCAGTAGCCGCCGGCAGCCGCGGCAGTTATTCCAGTATTTCACGTGATTATGACGGCACTTACAGCGCCCAGCGCCAGGAGCTGGTGGAGTCTTTTGAGGGCTACGGCATTTTACAGGATGCGTTTGTGGCCGCAGTGACCCGCCCGATGTACCGCAACTGGCTGACAATGGCCGTGGCGGAGGGGGTGATTGATGTACCGCCGGATGTTGATCCCGCTTCTTTAATGAATGCGGTTTACAGCGGCCCGGTGATGCCGTGGATTGACCCGCTGAAAGAGGCCAAAGCCTGGCAGGTGCTGCTGCGCGGCGGCGGGGCAACCGAAGGGGAATGGGTTCGGGCCAGAGGCTCCAGCCCTGCTGATACAAAACGCCGCCGTAAAGCGGAAATTGATGAAAACAGAAAGCTGGGGCTGGTGTTTGACACCGATCCGGCGAATGACAAAGGAGCGCCTGACGATGCCAAATCCCGGGACGATGACGAGTAACCCGAAAGCATCCGCACCGGTTAAAAGCTGGTTCCGCATGAAAGCTGCGGCGGATACCCAATCGGCGGACATTTATATCTATGACGAGATCGGCGGCTGGGGGATCTCAGCAAAGCAGTTTTCAAAAGAGCTGCTGGCGCTGGGGGATGTCAGTCAGATTAACCTGCATATTCACTCCCCCGGCGGCGAAGTGTTTGACGGGATCGCCATTTATAACCAGCTGAAAGGCCATGATGCAAAGATCACCGTTTATATCGACGGACTGGCGGCCTCAATGGCCTCTGTTATTGCCATGGTCGGTGACACCGTGATTATGCCGGAAAACGCCATGATGATGATCCACAAACCGTGGGGAATTGCCTGGGGTGATGCGGATGAAATGCGGGATTACGCCGACCTGCTGGATAAGCTGGAAAATGTGCTGATCCCGGCGTATGTCGCCAAAACCGGCAAAACGGCGGAAGAGATTGCCGCCATGTTAGAAGAGGAAACCTGGATGAACGGCGACGAATGTCTGTCACACGGGTTTGCTGATCAGCTTACCGACCCGGTACAGGCGATGGCCTGTATCACATCCAAACGTATCGAGGACTTTACTGCTATGCCACAGGCTATTAAAAACCAGGTATCACCGAAAAATACCGCTCAGACCACACCGGTTTCCGTGCCGAATCCGGCACCGGTGACGCAGCCCGCCGCAACCGTGACTCAGCCTCAGCCGGTCGCGCAGCCGGATAATGCAGATGTACAGAATCAGATCCGCGCTCAGGAACAAGCCCGTCTGAACGGCATTAAGGACTTGTTCGCCATGTTCGGCGGCAAACATAATGATCTGATGGTGGATTGCGTGACTGACACGCAGTGCTCACTGGAAGACGCCCGTGCGAAACTGCTGGAAAAACTGGGGGCTGAATCCACACCAAGCAACAAAAATAATGCTCATATCTATGCCGAGAACGGTAATTTCACCGGTGACGGCATCCGTGCATCGGTCATGACCCGTGCCGGGCACGAAGAAGCACAGCCGGATAACCCGTATAACAGCATGACACTGCGTGAACTGGCGCGTATGTCGCTGACAGAGCGCGGTATTGGTATCAGCACCCTGAACCCGATGCAGATGGTCGCTGCGGCATTCACACACAGCACTTCGGATTTCGGCAATATCCTGATGGATGTGGCTTATAAATCCCTGCTGACGGGCTGGGAAGAGGCGGAAGAAACCTATGATAAGTGGACGAAGAAAGGTCAGCTCAGTGACTTTAAAACCGCTCACCGTGTCGGCCTCGGTGGTTTCCCGTCACTGCGTCAGGTGCGCGAAGGGGCAGAATATAAATACGTCACCACGGGTGACAAGGGGCAGACCATTGCGCTGGCAACGTACGGGGAACTGTTCAGTATCACCCGTCAGGCCATCATCAACGATGATATGAATGCGCTGACCGATATCCCGAACAAACTTGGTCGCGCAGCCAAAGCCACCATTGGTGACCTGGTGTATGCCGTGCTGACAGAGAACGGGAAACTGAGTGACGGCAAAGCCCTGTTCAGTGCAGATCATAAAAATACGCTGTCCGGCGGCATGGATGTGGAGACCATCAGCAAAGGCCGCACCCTGATGCGCCAGCAGAAAGAGGGTGAACGTACGCTGAATATCCGTCCGGCCTTTATGCTGGTACCGGCGGCACTGGAAACACACGCACTTCAGGTTGTCGGCTCCGGCAGCGTGAAAGGGGCTGATGTGAATGCCAATATCATCAACCCGATCCGCAATATTGCGGAAATTATCACTGAGCCGCGTCTGGACGATAACAGTGAAAAAGACTGGTACATGGCCGCTTCTCAGGGCAGTGACACCATTGAAGTTGCCTACCTGAACGGTATCGATACCCCGTACATCGATCAGCAGGAAGGGTTCACCTCCGACGGCGTGACCACGAAAATCCGTATTGATGCCGGTGTGGCACCGCTGGATTATCGCGGAATGATCCAGGTGAAAGGCCGGTAATCCGGCTGAGAATCACATCATGAACGCCCGTGAGGGCTTTTTTTATACCTGAAATCCGGCACCTGCGGGTGCCGCGGAGACGATTATGGCTAAGAATTATCAGCAGCAGGGAATGACCATCGCGATTGTTAACAGCGGAACCAAACCCGTTACCAGTGGTTCACTGGTACAGGTTGGTTCACTGGCCGCGGTGGCAATTACAGACATTGCCGCCGGTGCAACCGGTGACGGATTTGCCGAAGGGGTTTTCCGGCTGCCTAAAAAAAACGGGCTGGTGCTTAAAGCGGGGGCGGCGGCTTCCGTTAAAGACGGTCAGCTGGTGGATACCGGCGGCGTGGTGATCGGCGTTGCCTGGGAGGATGCGGCTGCCGGTGACGCAGATGCCGCTGTGAAGATTAACGTCTTCCCGCCGGCGGTACAGGGATAACGCTATGACCCCTTTTCAGCAGATGAAGTCCCGGATGGATGCACTGACAGCGGAAAAAATGGGGGAAGTCATTTATCTGAATGATCAGCCTGTCTGTGCTGTTGAGTTTCATTTTCTTCCGGAAATGGGACCGGTCAGCGGTGACGGGGTCAGTTACGTGATTTTCACCCCGGGGGTCACCGCACGCCGGAATGACAGGGTCGTTATCAGCAATGCGGAGTACACCGTAACCCGTGCTCTGCGCTATAACGGCAAGCCCCATATTTTTATCGAGAGTGAATAATATGGATGGTATTCAGCAGGCGATTAACAACCTGAACACAATCAGCGGCACTGCGGTACCGGTCGCCACGGCTCAGGCCGTAAACCGGGTTGCAGTACGTGCGATCGGGCGCAGTGTCAAAAGGGTATCAGGCGAAACACAACTGCAGCAGAAACTGATCCGTCAGCGTGTCCGTTTGCGCCGGGCCAGCAGTAAGCAGACAGTGCCACGGGCACGGTTATTTGTTAACCGGGGTAACCTTCCGGCCATTGCGCTCGGTGCTGCGAAGGTTCAGTTGTCACGCAAACGGCGCGATAAAAACGGACGCGGCAGTGTACTGAAAATCGGGCGGTTTAAGTTTGAGGATGCGTTTATTCAGCAACTGGCAAACGGTCGCTGGCATGTTATGCAGCGCACCAGTAACTCACGTTATCCGATTGATGTGGTGAAAATCCCCCTGGTGACCCCGCTGACACAGGCATTTACGGATGAAACAGAATCACTTCTGAAATCCGATATGCCGAAAGAACTCGGGCAGGCACTGAAAAATCAGCTCCGGCTGTATATCAAAGCGAGGCTCCCCTGATGCATAAACATTCCGCTATCCGGCTGACGGTGGCTGATGCCCTGCGGGCACACCTCGGGGGAACTCAGGTATATGACGGTCGCCCGGTATTTCTTGAGGAGTCTGAACTCCCGGTTGTCGCGGTGTATCTCACTGACGCTTCGCCGACGGATGATGTTGTGGATGAAGACCAGTGGCAGGCCGTTCTGCATATTGAGGTTTTCCTGAAAGCGAGTAATCCGGACTCAAAACTGGACGAATGGATGGAAGACAAAATTTATCCCGCCATGCAATCCGTACCGGCACTGGCCGGACTTATCGAAACCATGTCAGCGGCAGGCTACGACTATCAGCGCGATGATGAAATGTGCCTGTGGGGCTCAGCCGATCTGACATATCACCTGACGTATTCAATGTAAGGAAAAATTATGCCTTTACCTCCTAACCCGCTGGCTCCTGTCAAAGGCGCCGGCACAACGCTGTGGATTTATACCGGCGAAGACGACCCGACCAAAAATCCGCTGGCAGACGAAGGCTGGACGCGCCTGGCAAAAATCAAAGAGCTTCAGCCCGGGGAAATCAGCGCTGACAGTTACGACGATACCTATCTGGATGATGAGGACGCCGACTGGAAAGCAACCGCTCAGGGTGAAAAGTCAGCCGGTGAAGCCAATATCACACTGGCCTGGAAACCCGGCGAGCAGGGACAGAAAGACCTGGTCAGCTGGTTTGATACCGGTGATGTCCGTTACTACAAAATCCGCTATCCGAACGGCGCGGTTGATCTGTTCAAAGGATGGGTCAGCAGCCTGGGTAAATCGGTACCGGCAAAAGAGGTGATCACCCGCACCATCAAAATCACCAACTCCGGCCGCCCGGCACTGGCGGAAGAAATGAAACCGGCAACCGGAGAAACCCGCACAGCCCCCAAAGCCACGGAATAATCCGGAGGAGAAACAATGATGAATTTTCTGAAACAGAAAGAATTCACGTACAACGGCGAATCACTGATGCTGAGCGAATTATCGGCCTTACAGCGGGTGGAGTACTTCGATCACCTGGTGACTCAGACTGAAAAAGAAGCGCCGGCAGAGGATGTGCAGAGCCTGAAACGCACTGCTGTTTATGTGCGTATGAATATCGAATCAAATGCGTTTCTGGTAGCCCGTTCTCTGTTCAATGTGGGTAATACAGCGGGTAAACAGGTTGATGAGATCCGCGCTGATATTCTCAGCACCTGGCCGCCGGTCGCGCTGGAGCAGGCGGCAAAACTGGTACTTGAACTCAGTGATATGCAGGTCAAAACCACAGACGGTGAAAGTGCTGAACCGGTCGCAGATCCGGAACCGGCAGAAAAGTAATCGCCCGTGAGCGTCAGTTTATCCTGCGCCTCGCTCATGAATTTAAACGGGCGGACTGGCGCAGGATGCTGGCGGATATGACGGCAACAGAGCTGGGGGACTGGTACACCTATTTCGGGGTAACGCCATTCACCCATCAGCTGATTGATCTGGAGTTCGCCGCACTCAGTAACACCGTGGTGTCGCTGGTGGGCGGCAGCAAAGACCTGTCGCTGAATGATTTTCTGTTACTGAAACACAGCGAAGAAACCGGTGAGACTGACGACTCACTGTTAATGACAGCAGGCGAGGGGATCGCCGGGGGAGTACGTTATGAGCCAGCAGATAGCTGATCTGGTCATTAATCTCAGTGCGGACAGCACCACATTTACTGAGCAGGTTGGACGCGTCGAACGTCAGTTACTGCAGGCTGCGGCCAGTGCGGATGCGTCAGCTGAGCGTATGCGTAAATTTGCCGAAGGGCAGTCAGCAGCGGTTAATCAGGCAGCGAACAGCACACAGGCCACACTGAAAACGCTGGATGAGTCTCAGATATTCAGTGCTGATAAGTTTGTTCAGAAATGGAAAGCCGCGGCGCGTGAAATTGACAGCATGCACCGCCGGATGAATGAACAGCTCAATAACAGCAGGCAGAAAGATTCGGCCGGTCGGGATCTGGCGCGGCAGCAGGATGCCATGACCGAAAGCTTTTTCCGTCAGATTGATGCGGTAAAGAAGACCGGTAGTGGGCTTGAACAACTGGCCGTCATTCAGTCGAAACTGAACCAGGCGCAGCGTGCCGGAACCATATCACAGCAGGATTATCTGACCCTGATCTCATCCGTCACGCAGCGCACAACAGAGTTACGCCGTGCGGATGAAAACCTGACACAGCAGAAAACCCGGTTTATTCAGCGCCTGAAAGAACAGGTAGCCACACAGAACCTGTCCCGCAAAGAAATGCTGCGTTATCAGGCGGCGCAACTGGGTGTCAGTTCATCAGCGGATATCTATATTAATAAACTCCGTGACAGCAACAAAGAAACGGAGAAGTTTAAAGGCAATAATAAGATCCTGTCCGAAGGCCTGCGCAGCCTTGCCGGTCATATGGGGATGAGCAAGTTCACCTACTTTGGCGGTATGGGGGCGGTAGTCGGCGGAATAGCTGCGGTTGGTAAAGCGGCCTGGAATGCTGAGCAGGAAGTGACGCTGCTCAACCGTCAGCTGATCGCCACCGGTAATTATGCCGGTAAAACATCGGCACAGCTTCGCCTGATGGCAGATCAGATGTCCGGTGGCTGGATAACCAGGTCGGATATGACTGCTGCGCTTACAAGTGCAGTCGGTTCCGGTTATTTCTTCGGTGACCAGGTATCACTTGTGGCTAAAGCAGCTGCACAGATGAAACAGGCCACCGGGCAGTCGGTGGATGAAACAGTTAATCAGTTCAAACGGCTTAAGGATGATCCGGTCAACGCGATTATGGAAATGGATAAATCCATGCACCTGCTGACCGCATCCGAGTATGAACATATAGCTGCACTGGAAAGATCCGGAAAAACCCGTGAGGCGTCAGAATATGCTATTACCAAACTGGCAGAGGTTACCAACCGTCGCACTATTGAGATGAGTGAGGATGTGGGTATCCTTGAACGGGCATGGAATAACCTTACAACAAGCATAAAAGAAGCCGGTGATGAACTGGCGAAAATTTGGAGGGCACCGACTGAGGCAGAAAAGCTTGCTAATATTAATAAAACGATAGCATCACGGGAAGGTGGTGATTTTTGGTCTACTGGGGAAACTGAAAGTCAGCGAAGAAATGGCCTTAAGGGGGATTATGAAACTAAAGCTGAACTTGAGTTTATTGTTAAATCCCAGCAGGGGTATCTGGATAATAAAAATAAAATTATCCAGGCCAATGAACGAGAAAAGAAAAGTCAGCAGGATCTCAATAAGTACATTGAGGCGAGCCTCTCTCAGGCAGAAAAAAGAACGCGGGAGCACGAAAAGTTAAACCGTGAAATTGCTGCCAATGCAAAGGCTGCAAAAGATACCGCCTCTGCATCTGACAGTGAAAAAATCAGGCTATGGACACCTGATGAAATAGCGAAAGCCAGAGCCGGTATTGATAAAAAATATGCCGACCCTAAGACGCCAAATAAACGCGATTATCGTGTTGATGAGGGAACAAAAGCAGAAGAAACGGCATTAAAAGAGCAAATTGCACTTGAATCAAAATTGCGCGTGCTCAGAGAGCACAAATCTGTTACGGATATAATCAGTGCTGAACGTAAAAAGCTGTGGGAAACCGAGGCTCAGATTGCCATTACTGAAGAGGCCAGAGGTAAGCGCCAGTTAACCAAACAGGAACAGGCTCTGCTGGCTAATAAAGCGGCGGTTCTGGCTCAGCATGAGAAATTGGCACTGCTTGGTGATGAAGTTGTCGCCCAGGAACGCCTGAATAAACTTCAGGATCAGGCTGATAAATACGTTAAGCAGCAGACTGAAAAGCAAAATGCAATCCGCGATACTATCGGCAAATCTTCGCGCGAAGCGCAGCAGGCTCTGGAGAGGTCGCAAATCCTCTCCGCTCATCAGGACAATCCGCGGCTGAATGAAATGCTGGCGGCTCAGGATGCAACATATGCAGCAGAAGAGGAAAAACGCGCTAACTGGCTGGCTGGGGCACAGACTGCATGGGGTGATTACCGTGATGCCGCACTGGATTCAAATGCTCAGATCCAGAATGCCACTATGGCTGCACTGAACGGATTCTCAACTGAGCTGACATCCGTTCTGACAACCGGTAAGGCTAACTTCCGGGAGTTCACCACATCTATACTGAAAATGCTGACAGAGATTTTTGTTAAAAAATCGATTGTTATGGGGCTGGATGCGATGGGGTTTAATTTTACCCCAAACGCTAAAGGGGGCGTCTATAGTTCCCCATCACTGAGTGCGTACAGTGGTCAGATAGTGCATACCCCGACAATGTTTGCCTTTGCAAAAGGTGCTGGTGTTATGGGGGAAGCCGGACCAGAGGGGATTTTTCCGCTGCGCCGTGGTCTGGACGGAAAACTCGGTGTAGTGGCTAAAATGGCTGGTGGAGGTGATGGTGTGGTTCAGCATTTTCATATCACCATACAAAATGACGGCAGCAACGGGCAGATGGGCCCGCAGGCGACACAGCAGATCCTGAAGTTGGTTGAGCAAAAAACCAAGCAGGTTATTGCATCTGAACGTCGTCCGGGCGGAGCAATGGGGTAGCAATGGAAATATTCACCTGGAAAGTTAAACCCGGCATGAACATTGAGAGCGAACCCCGTGTTCGCTCTGTTCGCTTTGGTGATGGCTATGAGCAGCGGCGGCCGGATGGTTTTAATACTAACCTTGAAAAATACAGCATTACATTATCACTAAAGAATGCTGAGGCTCAGGTTGTCAGGGCTTTTCTGGAAAAACATGCGGGCGTGACTACATTTTTCTGGAAACCCCCTCATCAAATGCATGTGATCACGGTATTATGCCGCAAATGGTCATTTTCAGTTGGTGTACTCAGAACTGAGATCACGGCTGAATTTGAACAAACTATTGCATGAAGGGATGATACGGATGACTAGTCAATCAGGTTTTTTAATGTTTTATGGGTATTTTTTAATATTGTTTTTAATCGGGGCTATTATTTATAAAAGAAGTGGCTTTTTGAAAGCCATAATAACTTGTTTTTTATTATTTTTAATATCATTTTTTATAATGCAGTATACGCATTCTATAAATATTGAAATACTCAGTTCGACTGGCAGGTATAATGAATACAATCCATTTACTATGTCTTATTTACCACTACCGGTTGGTTTTATAATCGCATTTCTGCTAAAAAAGAAAGAAAATAAAAATAACGTCAATAAATAACCCGCTTCGGCGGGTTTTTTTATACCTGAAATTCAGTTTTATCCACCTGTGCACCACATGCACACACGCTTTTAAACATCGAACCGATATTTAGGAATGAGCCTTTGAGGGGATCAGTTATAGCTGATGCTGCTTCGATGGGCTGATCTCCTATGTGGCAAAGGTTCATTACCTAAATAAGGAAAGCATCATGATTAAAATCATACCCATGAAGTATGACGAATCCCTGATCCCGTTTAATGGTGATTGCTGGGTGAATGCAACAGTGGCAGCCCGGTATTTTGGAAAGCTTACGAAAGACTGGCTGAGAGCTGCATCGACAAAAGAATACATTTCAGAAGTTGGACAAGAGCTTGATATTGAAGCCTATAATTCTAAAGAGGAGATTTCCCCCCTTTTAGTTCGGGTGGAGAAAGGTCGCTATGGGGGCACCTGGATTCACCCGGAACTGGTCATTGAGTTTGCCCGCTGGTTATCACCAAAGTTCGCCCGTGCCTGTGACAGGCATATAAAAAATATGCTGATGGCGCAGAATATGACACTGACAGAAGATCGGGTTATCGGACTGCTGACATACAAAGATGCGACTGAGTGGGAAAAGCGGTTTCAGGAACCCTACTATCGTGCACTGTCAAAAATGGCCGGTGTTCCTTACTTTGGTCATGTCGGCGGGTGTCCGTCACTCTTCGGGATGATCACGGCGAAGTGGGTATACGGCGTTGCATTGCCTGATTATGTATACGAATCGGTAAAAGAAAGTCGGTCTGCACGTGAGAAAATTCACCAGTACCTCAAGGCCGATGCCTTACGGAAAGTTGAAGAGCAAATGGTGGCGGTGACCAATATCGCCAACAGCTCAGCAGACTATAAGGATTTTGATGCCCGGTGTATGGCCGCATTTGATGTTAAAGGGCAGATGCAGCTGCTTTATCCGGTGACGGGAAATAATTCACAGATTACCCGGTTACAGTAGCGGGAGGCGCAATGCAGAACATCTCTCCGGAAATGCGGATTGCGGTTACTGAGCTGTCTTCCGACCCCGAAATTGAACTGTTTGAAATCGACCTTACTCATATCGGCGGTATCCGGTACCGGTTTTATAACGGCATGAATGGTCAGCGAAAGCCGCTTATCTGGCAAAAACAGGTTTATGATCCCTATCCTGTCAGTGGTGAGGGGTTCACCTACAGCGGAAAAGGCCCGTCAGGACGACCGACGATTACACTGTCCAACCTGTTCGGCCTGATCACCGGTATTGTCAGTCAGCTGGATGGGGCCGGTGGCGGTTATGTGATCCGCCGGGTGGTTAAATCCCGGTTCCTCGATGCAGATAACTTTGAGGGCGGAAATCCGGATGCTGATCCGTCACAGGAAATTATCAGCCGCTGGGTTATCGAACAGGTCACCAGTCTGAATAATAAAACAGCTTCCTTCATGCTGGCCGCACCCAGTGAGACAGACGGCGCAATGCTGCCGTGCCGGGTTATTTTGTCGGACGTGTGTCCGTGGGGGTACCGGTCTGCCGAATGTGGTTACGCGGGTCCGCCGGTCGCTGATGAATGGGGTAAACCAACCAGTGACCCGGCAAAGGACAAATGCGGCAAACGACTGCCGGACTGCAAACTCCGCAATAACCAGTCACGCATCGGGGCATTTGTCTCCACTTCCCGTCTCAGCAAATAGCACTTCAGAGGGTTTCCATGATTAAACACGCCATTCTGGCGCACGCTCAGGCGGATGCGCCCCGGGAATCGTGCGGCCTGATTATCCGTAATGAGCAGGGGGAGCAGTATCTGCCGTGCCGGAATCAGTCTCCGGATCCTGAACACCATTTTACTGTCGGGTTTGACGATTTTATCCGTGCCGGTGAGCTGGGCGAGGTTGTGGCTGTGGTTCACAGTCACCCGGGCGGCCAGCCGTATCTGAGCAGTGCGGACAGGACCATGCAGATAAATAGCGGACTGCCGTGGCTGCTGGTCTGTGACGAAAAAATCCACCGCTATGAACCGGTGCCGCCTCTGCTGGGCCGCCAGTTTGTGCACGGCGTGACCGACTGCTACAGCCTGTTCCGGGATGCGTATCACCTGACAGGCATCAACCTACCGGATTTTGAACGGCATGATGACTGGTGGCGGCACGGTGAAGAACTCTACCTGGACAATATGGAGAGCAACGGTTTTGTCCGGGTGAAAAAAGATATTCAGCCGGGGGATGTGATCCTGTTCTGTTACGCCAGTTCCCGGGCGAATCACGCCGCCGTTTATCTCGGTGCACAGACCATTCTCCACCACATACCCAATCAACTCAGTAAGCGCGAGGCATATAACCCACGATGGCAACGAATGACTCACTCGATCTGGCGTTACCGCCACTGGCAACCTTCCGGCTTTACGGGGATTTGCAACGATTTGGACGCCGCTTTGATCTGAGTGTCAGAACGGCTGCTGAAGGTATTCATGCGCTTTTGCTCCAGCTTCCGCAGTTGCGTCAGCGTATCCGTGACGGCTGGTACCAGATACGGATCGCCGGCAGTGACGTTTCCCCTGATGAAATTCACCGGCGTTTTAATGAACCGCTTCCCCGGAACGCTGTCGTTCACATCGTCCCGCGTATTGAAGGGGCGAAAAGCGGCGGGGTATTTCAGTTTATCGCCGGTGCTGCCGTGCTGGGGCTCGGATGGTGGAACCCGGGGAGCTGGGCTATCGGTGGTGCGCTGATGTCAGCAGGTGCCGCCATGATGCTGGGCGGTGTGGCTCAGATGCTGACACCGGTGGCGAAGCAACCGGATATGTCGCGGGGTGAGGAAGAGAAGGGTAATACCTATTTCAGTAACCTCGAAAATACCGTGGCGCAGGGTGTGGCTGTACCGGTGGCCTACGGGCGGATTATGTGCGGGTCGCGGGTGATTTCACAGTCCATTGAGATTATGGACGACAGCGACGGTACCAATATTGATGCCGGTAAACACGGCGGGTAAGTGAGGTAACAGATGGGAAAAGGCGGCGGCGGGCAGCGTACACCGTATGAGGCCCCGAATGATTTAAGTTCACGGCAGAAAATATCCCTGATTGACCTGATAAGCGAGGGTCCGATTGAGGGTCCGGAAGAAATTAACAATGTGGTGAATGATTTGTCCTGCGTGTATCTGGATGATACCCCTGTCATTGACGGATCCGGAAACAGCACGGTAAATGGTATGACAGCACAGTGGCGTGCCGGAACACTGGAGCAGCCCGGATTATATGGCTTCACTTCATCGGCCAATGAGGTACCGGTCGGTATCGAGGTAAAATATAACGTGCCGGTCACCCGGACAATTACCTCACCGTATATCGACCGCCTGCGGCTGACGTTCGGGACACAGTCCCTGGTGGAATCCAAAGACAACGGCGACAGGGTGCCGACATCGGTGCAACTGGAAATTCAGATCCAGCGCGGCAGCGCCTGGTCAACGGAAAAAGTGGTTACCATCACCGGCAAACGCAGTAACTCCCCTTACCTGATGGCGGTCATTCTGGATAATTTACCGCCGTCCCCGTTCAGTGTCCGGATGCGCCGGTTAACGCCGGACAGCACCACGGATAAAATTCAGAACAATACGGTCTGGTCGAGTTATTCAGAGCTTATTGATATTAACCAGACTTACCCCGGCTCCGCGGTCGCCGGACTGACATTTGAAAGTGAGCAGTTCGGTAATAAATTCCCGCGCCGTAACTATCTTATTAAGGGCCGTATTATCCAGGTACCGGCCAACTACAACCCGGATACACGGGTGTATTCCGGTATATGGGACGGCACCTTTAAACCTGCATGGTCGGATAACCCTGCGTGGGTGCTGTGGGATCTACTGACACATCCGCGCTATGGCATGGGGCAGCGCCTGAAAATAGCCGAAGTGGATAAATTCGCGCTGTATATGATCGGGCAGTACTGCGATCAGGAGGTGGATGACGGTTTCGGCGGTAAAGAGCCGCGTATCCGCTGTAATGCTTATATTACCGATCTGCGTAAAGCCTATGATGTGATCAGTGAGCTGTGTTCCTCAATGCGGATTATGCCGGTGTGGAACGGTCAGGTTCTGACGTTTGTGCAGGACCGCCCGTCTGATTCTGTATGGCCGTACACTAACGCTAACGTTGCTGACGGGGTGTTTGAATACAGTTTCAGTCCGTCAAAGGCGCGACATAACGTGGTCGAGGTTCGCTTCATTGATCCTGATAACGGCTGGAAAACCAGTGTGGAGCAGGTGTCTGATGATGTCTCTGTGGCACAGAACGGCCGGAATGTACTGCGTGTGGATGCTTTCGGCTGCACCAGTCGCGGGCAGGCTCACAGGCACGGATTGTGGATCCTGACGACAGAAAAACTCGAAACGCAGACGGTTGAATTCAGAATTGGTGCGGAAGGATTACGCCATACGCCCGGTGATATTTTCGAGATTGCGGATAACGACTGGGTGGATATGCAGATCGGCGGCCGCATTCTGTCTGCTGACCCGGAAAAGAAAACGCTGCTGCTTGACCGCAACATAGAAAAACCGGCCAAAGGTGATGCGCATGTTATTGTCACTGATGGTTCCGGCCTGCCGAAAACCATCAAAGTGACCGGCTATCCGGCTACGAATCAGATTACCCTCGATGTGATGCCGGAAGGTATACCACAACATTCTGTCTGGACGCTCTCCCTGCCGTCACTGCGCCGCCGGTTATTCCGGGCGGTGTCACTGGCGGATAACAGTGACGGAACCTTTATTGTTACTGCGGTTCAGCATGCGCCGGAAAAAGAAGCCATTGTGGATAAGGGGGCGGTATTTGAACCGAAGCCGGATACACCTCTTGGTGGTTTTATTCCCCCGGTTGAAAATCTTACTGTGGAAATAAGCAGTGATAATGAGGCATGGCAGGCAGCTGCATCATGGAACTCACCCTATGCCCTGCGCGGTGTTGAATATCTGCTGAAGCTGACCATCGGCGACCGTGTTGCCGGAACGGCGGTAACGAAAGAATCGTTTTACCGGTTCAGTGGTATGCCGCAGGGTAATTATGTGCTGACAGTCACCCCGCAGAATGACAGAGGGCAGAAAGGGGAACCGGCCAGTACATCATTTTCCGTTAATCCGCCGCTGCCACCGTCTTATATTGAAGTTGAACCCGGCTATTTCAGTCTCGGTATTGTTCCGCGTTCCGGCGGACAGAACAGCCTGCGGGCGCAATATGAGTTTTGGTTTTCAGATAAACAGGTAGCCGATATCCGCGATGTTGAATCTGTGGCCGCTTATCTGGGTAACGGCACTATGTGGATTGTGCAGGGACGTAATATGAAAGCAGGTCACCGCTATTATGTGTATGTCCGCAGCGTAAACGTGGTCGGAAAATCGATATTTGTTGAGGCCAGTGGTATTCCGGAAAGTAATGCCGATGAAATCCTCGACGCTGTGCAAAAAGAGCTCGAAGACTCAGCCATCATCAAAGACCTGCAGTCGCAGGCTGACGATAATTTTGAGGCCATCATCAACAACGCCAACAACGCTTACGGCCAGTGGGGCTACTGGCAGCGCGAAAACGGCGCGATGAAAGCAGAAATCATCGAAGTCCGCAACTACACAGTCACGGAAACGAAGGCACTTGCAGAGAAACTGGACGCGGTTAAGGTGACTGCAGACGACAGTTTCGCCATGGCACAAAACTCTATCCGCGCGCAGTGGGACATGGCCGCCGGTGAAGCATCCGTTGTTCACGATATGAAAGTCCGGATTCATTACGACGGTGAGGACTATTCCGCCGGTATGGTTATCGGGGCGGAGCTGAAAGGCGGGGAGGTGAACACCCTTATCGGCTTTAACGCTCAGAAGTTCGCATTTTATAACCCATCCAGTAAGTCGATGGATCTGTTTATGTACATGGAGGGCGGGCAGATCTTCATGCGCGAGGCATTTATCAACCAGGCCTGGCTTAATGAAGTTGTCGTCACTGACAAAATGCAGTCGGAGAACTATGTACCGGGTAAAGCCGGATTCCTGATTGATGCGAAAACCGGAAAAACAGAAATAAATGGGTCGGATGCTTCTGGTGGCCGAATGGAAATTAAGAATGACCAAATCCGCGTGTGGGATGAAAAAGGTCGCCTGCGGGTCGAAATCGGAAGATTAACAGGGTGAGTATCATGAAATATAAATCGCTTATTTTATCTGTGGTTGTCTTGTCTGCCGCCGGATGCGCAGTCAGTACGCCGGTGATTACGGATGTGGATTGCGTAGCGTGGTACCGGGAGGCCACCTTCCCGAACCCGGTTCACAAACTGCACCTGGTAAAAAAGAAAAACGACAACAAACGGCACCAGAACACCATCTGGTATAAACAATCCGGCCTGAACGGGGTTAAATTCTCCGGCGGCTGGATCCCGGAAAAAGTACTGGAGGGAATGGAATGTCGGCATTCGGAATAAGGGCTTTTGATGACCTGGGGCGCGATACCGTGCACATGGTATCGAATTTTGTACAACCAATACTGACAATAACCGGCAGTGGCTCCAAAACCTATGAAATGCCACCAGGGAGTAAGTTATATGCATTCCCCACAACGGGGATATGGGGTGCTTTTAATATGACGGTATCCGGGAACACGGTAGCGTGGTCTGCAATTCAGTCTCCGCTGAAGGTGATGATTGTGTTTTCTCTGGGGGCAATATGACATTCGGTTTTTCGGTACGCGATGAAACCGGCAAAACTATGTTTACCCCGAATGGTGAATGTTATGTTTTCTATGCGAAATATAATGTCGGAGCGGGAGCGGCCGGAGAAACAAAAACAGATACGGGGATATCGGTTAGCGCAGATCCACAGCCATTATTTTTTGTTATCAGCTCCTATATACACCGTGATCCGCAAGTCAGCAATATTCCGCTCGGTGAATTATCTGTCGGGAATTACTATAACCAGAATAATGCTCCTAATCATGTGATCACAGCATCCGGTAATAAATCTGTTGTCTATGTCTTTATGCCCGGATGGTGGGTAGAGCGTAAATACGGATCTCAGAAATGGGGTGCGCGATTTTATGATGAAAACGGGAAAGTCAGCTGGTGTGGCTGGCAAAAACCTCTGCAAATAGCCGGATATATCCCGTCAGACCCCGGCAGCCCACACACGTTAAAAACAGCGACCTGTGCGGTAATGATGCGCTCACTGGGTCATGCCTCACTGTACGTACCTTCAATCGACCGTGATTTTTTGGTGAAATTTCACATGACTGCTTCTGCCATGAACGGCAGAACAGAACAATTATGGCTGATCGTAGGCCGGGGTGGTGGCTCAGGCGCATGGGGGTATACCGGTGATATTCCGTACATAGACAGTGCAATTTACGAATAATCTCAAATAACCGCTCCGGCGGTTTTTTTATGTCTGAAATTCGAGGGAAACCCATGATTTACACAGACGGCACCATAGCCATTAATGCCGGTTCACCGATTGTGACCGGCACCGGTACGCAGTGGAAAAAGAATATTCACGGTGTGGCCCCGGGCCAGCTTATCAGCATCGAGAACGGTACTGCACCTGTCAGCATGATGATCCGCGCGGTAAACAGTGATACCGAACTGGTGTTGTCATTCAATGCCCCGGTAACGCTCAGTGGTGCGAAATACTCCATTGCCACCACGGTACCGGATACCATTTCGGATGCAGCCCGTACCATGTCAGCGAACCAGGGCTATATTGTGTATTTTCTCCGGGCCATGCAGCAATGGATGACAGACACCGGTCAGGTGGAAATTGAGCTGCCGAACGGCCAGAAGGTGACACTGGAGGATGTAAAAGGGCTGGCTTCGCGGGAATGGGTCGGGGAGATGCTGTATAAGCCGAATTCCGCTGTTACCCGCGTACAAAGTCCAAACAAAAGGAACGTTGTTCAGTTGGAAGACGGGGGAACAGTCGGTTTTAAAGACACCGTCACAGACAGATATCGTTTTGTGTTGGTTTCGGATGGCTCCACCCGCTGCTTTAGTGGCGGAGAATATACCGGACTGGATTTAGTAAAGACCGATGGCCGCTATGTGCGACTGGAAACAAATCCGCATGCCGGAGCCTCAACCATGCTGACATTTGTTTACCGCACGGCAGGCGGTGTCAATCAGCATGTCGTGACCCTGCCATACACCAACGGTGCAATAGCAGTATTAAACGGCAATGTACTTGTCGACAGCAGCGGGTATGTTAAAAAATCGTCGCCAATGGTTCATATTTACCCTGACGGACACTACAAAACTAACGATGAATCTGAAGGGGCGGAAGTTCTCCGTATCGGCTCCGGCCAATATCACATCACCGGTATACTCGGTTATAACTCTGATGGTGCATGGGGTGTAAACGGTGGTATATCAGTTCCGAAAGACAATAACGGCCTTGAGCTGGTTTATGTCGATGACCGCGTACTGGAAGACGGCAGTATCATCATCGAAACCTGTCACCGGCAGCATGCGCATTTGCCGGAACGTTTCCAGAACTGGCGGCTGAAAGAAGTCACCCCGGAAGGTGAGCGAATTTTCTATCAGGACGGAGAGCCGTGTGACCTGCCGGAATCAACCCGCCTCGATGTACGTGTTGAAATGCCGCAGGGCTCTGTGTGGAATGTGAAACAGCGTGAACTGGCTGAACAGATGGAGCGCGAGCAGGCAGAGCGTGAAGCTCGGGGAACAGTGGAGCTGGTCGGAGACACAGAGGAATAAAACAACGCCGCGCTGGTGGATGTCCGGCGCGGTTATCCATCTGTACTGCGACGATTTATTAAAAGCATAGTATCGCCATATTCTGAGGTAAGGTAATCATCCAGTAATTCGTTTATAGAAACATTAAGTGCATGGGCAACAATAAGAATGACTGTATCTATAATCATTGGTGATTGACCGGACTCATAACGTGATATTGGCTATGTTAGGTAAAAGCTATATTCATTAATGTTAAACGCTGTTCATTATAATGGTAATACGCAATTTTATGGGTACGTTAATTAAATAAAAAATTTTGCTGCCTGTTGCAGCGTAGTGCCTATTCCCCACAGTAGCGGTACACCGACAGCTATCCAGCATATTATCAGTAACACAGGAGTTGGTTTGGGTATCCATGTCAATTGGGCATCATTATTAATGGTATACAGACCTTTTGCGTGCTGCTGTTGCTCGGCAGTCATGGCATATTTTTCAGGTACCTTTCGGATCAATTGATTACAAATAAATCCAGCAAGCAGAAGGCCTGTCAGCACTAATAAGGTTATATCGTAAATCCTTTCAGGAGAAACACCCTGTGCTAACTGGTATTCGCGAAGATAATTCACCAGTACCGGTCCGGTGATGCCTGCTACCGACCATGCTGTCAATAGTCGACCATGGATGGCTCCTACCATTTGTGACCCAAAGACATCGGCAAGATAAGCAGGTATAGCAGCGAAACCACCCCCATACATCGAAATAATGATACACAGTGCACATACGAATAAGGCAATATAACCGCTGTGGTTAATCAGTGGCAACGAGCCATATAACAAGATCCCCAAGGAAAAGATCAGTGCAAAGGTCACCTTTCTGCCATATATATCTGACACAGAAGCCCAGAAAAAACGTCCAAGAATATTAAACAGACTTAGTAAACCAGTAAATCCTGCCGCCATGGTAGCAATGCGCTTCAGTTGTTCTCCATTTAGTTCCTGCCAACTTAATTCTGTAGATAACAGCTTGCCAGAGAAGATTTCCTGCAGCATAGGTGATGCCATCCCCAAAATGCCGATACCTGCGGTAACGTTTAACCACAACATCATCCACAACAGCCAAAACTGAGGTGTTTTCCATGCCACACTGACATGTACCTGTATGGTGGAATTGTTTTGATATACCTTTTCTGTTTTCTTTTCCGTAGGGTGCCAGCCCATCGGAGGGATACGGTAACCAAAGGTGCCACACAACATAAACAACGCATAAATTATTGCCAGCGTTAATAGGCTCTGCCAGACACCATTACTTTCTCCACTGGAAAAAAAATTCATCAACCAGTTGGCTAACGGCGCTCCTACCAATGCTCCGCCACCAAATCCCATAATGGCCATCCCTGCGGCCATACCGCGTTTATCAGGGAACCAGCGTAACAGGATAGAAACCGGAGATATATAGCCCAGTCCGAGACCGATCCCGCCGATCATTCCCGCACCTAACCATAAAAGCCACAGCTGATGAAAGTAAATAGCTATACTAGATAGTAGTAATCCACCAGACCAGCATAAGGTGGCGACAAAACCTACCAAACGAGGTCCGACTTTTTCAAGCCAGCTGCCCCACAGTGCAGCCGAACAGCCAAGAAAAACGAAAAATAGCGTGTAAGTCCAGCCCAGCAGAGAAATTTTCCAGTCACACTTCTGAGTAAACAATTGGTGCCATAACGACATATCAGCAGAACATTGCAGAGGAGCGTTCCCTCCTACCAGTTGGGACATCGGCAACCAGAAAACGGAAAAACCGTAGGCCATACCGATACATAAATGCACGGCCAGCGCCGCCGGAGGGACTAACCAACGGTTAAATCCTGGTTTAGCGATAATACCAGACTTGGCAAAAAAACGATTCAGAGCCGATACGGGAGAGGCAATAATATTTTTATTTATCTGCACCATGTTCCTGTCCTATAATGTTTGTTTACCGGCTACCCAAATAGCCGAAGATAAACTTACAAAGCAAAAATGGTGCCATTTGGTGAAAAATAAACAAAAAATAAACAGAAATAATAGCTGAACCGAGAAAAATAATACTACCCACGTATTTTATGATAATTAAAAATGCAAACCTTGAACGAAAAAGAGTTAACAATAAACTCGCGATGGTAAAGAAAAATAATTTTGATAAATGTAGTTCTCAGAGTGATATGATATCTTCGAGTATCAGTGTTGATAATAGAGGCCGTTTAATGTTTTGAGTCACTATAGTTTTTTATAAAAAATAAAACTATCTGTTTTTATCGTGAGGGATTACCAGAATTACTGAGTTATCTTCTTCTGAGGCAGGAAGATAATCAGATAAGAGTTTACTTAAGGAAATATCAAGCGCATGAGCAATCATCACAACCGTATCTATGGTCATTGATGTTTTCCCGGACTCATAGCGCGATACCTGTTGTTGGCTGAGTCCTGTGAGTTGAGCCAGCTGGCTTTCTGTCATTCCGAAAGATTCTCTTGTTGCCCTGATCTTACGACCCACACAGGTATTTACATAGTTATCTTTATTTTTCATCATGACAATATCCATATAAGCAAATAATGGATATTTATATAATTCTTATCATAAATATGTAAACAAAATTAGAGTGTTGTTTTTAAATTTCCTGTTCTCACAGGAAATGCCTCTCTATCCCCCATATCTGAAAGTAAATCGTACCGGCAGAGGGCGTACGGCTGCCACTTACTTATCAAAATATTCCACATCATCAGAGACACTTTCCATTTCCGGCATCCAGCCGTCATCCTCCCAAATTTCCTGCATGAGCAGTTCCAGATCTTTTTTACTGTCCCCTTTCTTTAATTCGTCCACAGAAAAACTTGTGTGCGATCCCCAGGCGATCCGGATATCAGACACCTGATATTTTTGAGGAATGCGTTTTTCGATCTCACCACGAAGTGCGTTAAAAATACCGGTAGGTAAAGTGTCTTTGAGTTTTCTGTCAAAAAGTACGTTGATACGGAGCATATGAACACATTATTTATACTGTTTGGATATACAGTGTAAATTAACGGGAAGAATAATGCTGTCAAGACTGACTTTGATCTTTGGGGCACCAGTGGGGCAAAGAGTTGTCGCAAGTGTGCATGAATGTGCGGGTGTGTGATTTTTAGAAATCTGATTACTTATTGATTTATATAGAGTGTGCGTAACAGTGCGAGCTATTTAAAACATGGCTCAACATCGAATAAACGTATTGAGCCAAAGTGAATAAAATGCAGTACACCACACTTAAAGTGAGATTAATTTACTTTCCCAGGCGTTAATTATCTCGCGTTTTTCCTTCAAATAGTCGTACCTGTCATAGTGCTTTGACGACACCCCTGGCTTTTTGTGATTTTGGAGCCTGTCACGCATTTCAGAACTAATTCCCATATCACCAGCGAGTGTTTTAAATGTGCGCCTGATATCTCTCGGGGTGAATTTAGCAAACTCGCCTCTGTCACAGAATTTTTTTATCTGCTTTGCATATTCGGAAGGCAGTAAGTGCCCTTCCTGAGTGTTCGCCGGGAATAGAAATTCAGAGCCTGGGTATAATTTTTCCTGAGTATGTAAAACCGCCGTTGCTGATTTTGATAGTGGTATTACGTGGTAATCTGAGTTTTTAGAGAGGTGCGGCGGAACCGTCAATGTGTTGTTTTTCTTGTCCCAGTTGTCTTTAGTATTAGCCATTAATTCCCACGGACGCTGCCCGGCGGTGAATACGCAGAGCAACAACAGCCTGCAGTAATCAGGTGCTATAGGCGAGTCTTTGACACTTACCTGAAATATGGAAAGCAGATCTTTCATCTCATCCCACGATAGGAACCGGTCCAATGCTATGTCAGCCCCCTCCTGGCGCGGCACCACAGATACAGGATTCCTGTCCAGTCCGTAGACAACACTCTCATTTAATTTTGCCGGGTCATTGTCTGCGAACAGACCAAAATTAAAGACTGCATGCAAGTTTGCGCGCACCTTATTTGATCCGGCCACCGCGCCTCGGGAGATAAATTCGGCGAGAACTCTCTTTATCAGATCGGGGGTAACGTCACGGGCCTGCATATCAGAGGTGATAAATTTGCTTTCAAGAACCTGGTCGAGTCGGTTTTGTGTTTTTTTATATGAGCGCTTGCCTCTGCGCTTCTGATCTGCAATATAATCATCAAAGAGGTTTTTTACGGTCGCATATTCTACAATCGCTTTTTCTGGTTCAGATAGATTCCCCTGGACTTCAAGAACCTTAGATTTTGCTTCAGCTAAAGAAAGTGCGGGATAGTCACCGAGAGTTAAAAATTTTCGTGATCCGTTAAGGTGATACTTGTAGACAAAAAGCTTTCTTCCGGATGGGTAAACTTTTAATCCAAGCCTACCGGTGCCTCTGGTTGCTTCAGCTTGCCAGACGTAATATGCCTGGTCTTTAGGTTTGATACCTTTAATTTTGCTGTCAGTAAGCAGTAATCCACTCAT